AACTGTTTGTATTACTAACAATTATAGGTATTACTCCTATATATGTCACATTAGGTATTATGACAAGGCAACTAACAAATAAAGCTAACTAAATGGTACAAAAGAACCTTGGACTGGTGACTTTAGTTTACTTATTTCATTAATTAGAGCAGTTTCAATAGCTGTCACCTCATCCGTTCCAAGGACTGCTTTTACATCTGCAATAATGTCTGCTGTTTTTAAATCTTTTCTTGCTGTTAAAGAACTTGGTCTTTTAAGTCCAGTAGTACCATAAGAAGATGTTTTATAATCTCCATCAACTCTTTTTACTGTCCAATGTGCAGTATGACAAAAGCCGTCACTAACGTCATAATCGACATTAGCTAATGCCCAAGTAGTAGTTGCCATAATAATTTATTTAATATTTACCATTATAAATAAATTTTAGGTAGCAATCAATCCAAAGGTTCTTAACACTGCCAGAGTACTTTCTAATTTTGATTCTAGTTCCACACAAAATTCTAATAGTTCAGTTGTAGTTGCACTGGCAGCATTGGCAACAGTAATTGATCCATTTGCAGTTGGAAGCGTACCAGAACTTGCAGTTGTTGTAATATTTGCAATAGCACTTTGCTGGACAACAGGTGTTGCATTGAAAAATGCTAGTTTTTGTGTTGTAGCAGTTCCTATTTTTGTTCCTGTAGATGTATTGAAAGCAAAATTTACACCATCAGCAAGAGTTAATAGACTTGCATCTATAGATAATTGAGTTGATAGTCCACCAGCAGCTTGCACTTGAAAATTTAATTGCCCATCTTCAGATTCATCAGTAGCATCAATTATTTTAGCTTGCATTGCTGCATAATTAATTTCTTCCGGTGTACTGGCATCATTTTTCCCTTCAAAAAATATTGTTGACAATACATCATTATCTTGTCCAGCACCACTAGCACCTCTATGCCTAGCAAGTAAAATCTCAGCACCACTGGCAGCGTCATTAGCTGTACATTGTAGTTGCAGAATTGATCCAGCAACACTGTCAGTTATGTGTAAAAGATCTTGCGGAGATGCTTCATTTATGCCGACATTAGTATTTTGTATCCTTATTCTGGAAGCCAACGTACCAGCAGCACTTGTCATTATATCAAGAATTCCATCTTCAGAAGCATTAGTAGTATCTTCTATTTGAGCAACAATACTCGCATAGTCCGCAGCATTACCAGCACTGTCATTAGCTCTAAAAACAAGATTTCCTAAAACGTCATCTGCTGCTGGTGAAGCTGAATTTCTGAATAAAACGAGATCGGGAGCAGAATCTAAGCCAGTATCACTATTTTCTATTATTACTTGATCTGTTGTATCTGTGCTAAACAGATGTAATTGTGCAGCAGCAGTTCCAGTTCCCAACTTCAAACCAGTTGTAGAAAAGGATGCAATCTGTGTTTGGTTAGCTGATACTCCTATGTCATTACTATCAACCCTAAAAAATCCTGTAACTCCTGTATCACTAACAAAACTAACACTAGGATTTGAAACCGTTCCATCTGGAATATTTTGCAGAATGGTTGTTAGCTGTATTTTTTTATTTTTATTGGCGTTAGCAGCTTCACTTACATCAATTATAGGAAAAACATCAGTTGCTACTGGTGCGGTTAATTCAGTGAGGGCTGTGATCTTCCTATCTGCCATCTATTTTGTAGTAGTTGTTTCTATCTTACCTTCTAATTTGTTTAATAACTCAGTAAGTTTTTTTAAAGATCCCTGATTTTCTAATATTGGTTGTGTTGCATTATTGATTTGTGCTTGCTTTTCGTTAATAGATTTTTGTGCTTTTTCTTGTATTTCTTTAATTTCTTGCTGAAATAAAGAAACCTTTTTTACATCAATTTTTAATTGCTCTTCTAATGCTGCAATTTCTTCTTTAATAAGATCTTCAGGATTAGTCATGTTTTTAAATGTTTTTTATATAATACTAACCAGCTTCTAATGCAGCAACTTTGGTTTCTAATGTTTCTATCTTTGCCATTGCTTCTTGTAAAGCTTTAATAGCTTTCATGTATAAAACAGAATAAGCCACTGCTCTGTAACCTTTTTCTTTTACATCTCCAATATTTTTTCCATCAGGTAGAGTATCACCTTCACCATAAAGTTCATCATCATTAATCTTTACAAGTCCATTCATTCCTGATGCTTCTAATTCTTGTGCAATAACACCTATTTGTTTATGTGTACTGAATCCAGTAGATTCTTTAAAATTATAGTTTCTGACTTTTAATGCTTTAATATCATCCCATTGAGAATTAGCATCAACAATATTTTCTTTTAGTTCTTGATCTGAAGTTCCACCATAACTATTATTTGTATTCTGTGCATCTCCGTCACCCATACTTCTAAAGAAACCTGCTGCACCAAGAGCTCTAAATACCGAATTAGAACCACTACTAACATTCCTAGCAACTACATGGATTCCAGCACTAGGAAATGCTGCCCCATTTTCTCCCGTAGTAGGAGCTGTTGTACCTCCTATGAATAAAGTTCCACTTCCACTCACTCTTGCTTTTTCTGTTGGGTTTGTATTATCTGCACTAGATGTTAAAAATGCAACATATCCACCTGACGAGGGGTGAGATAGTACCTGTATAGCAGCAGAACCATAATTAGTATTACTATGACTTCCCCAAGAACCAGAGCCGTCAGACGTTCTTGGTACGTTTACTGATAAGGTTGCTTCACCTACTGTTCCATCAAAAGTACTTGTAAGATAAGTTGGAACTGTTGTATATATAAGTTTTAATTCAGCAGGGTCACCATCATTTGCTCCCACAATTAATTGTGGCCCTGAGCAAGTTACTTTTCCATCTGATTCTATTTTTAATCTTTCACTAGCATTTACAACTAATCTAAGAGAATTATTATTATGGTCATAATCGATCTGACCTATATCATTATCTCCACTATCTCCAAATAAAATACGACCATTAGTAGTATTACCAGAAAGAATTGTAATACCAGAATCACTATTTTTTTCTAAAACAAGCTGTGAACTTGAGTCGGCTGTTTGTGTTGTATTACTTTCAAATAAATGTAATAAATTATCAGGACTACTTGTACCAATCCCACAATTCCCCGAAGAGTCAACTCTTAATCTTTCACTACCAGCAGTTTCTATTGTAAAAGTATCTGCTGCAGGAAATCTTATTGCAGTATTTGTATCGCCAGAATGAATTATTTTATCAGGAATTGTTAAATCATCGCTTGTAGTTATGCCTCCAGTAACATTCAGTCCGGTAGCACTTATATTTAGTCTTGTTGTACCAGCTATCGCAACATCAAAATTACTTGCACCAGAACTAAAAATACCCGTATTTAATTCATCTCTAAACCCAAGACCGACAGCACTTGCAGAACCATCTTCAATAGTTAACGTACCATCAAGTTGTAATAATTCTACCCACGCATCATTCGCACTATTTCTTATTTTTAAAATTCCTGTATTAGTGTCTGCCCAGAACATATAGGCGGCAGTTGTACTAGGTGAGGATGCACTGCTGTTATTTGTTAAGACTGCTTGTAAAGCGTCATTTAAATCTGAACGAAAACTCGCTCCTGACTGGTTTGCTAAATTATAATCATGTGTTGCCATAAGTCAGTTATACCAATGGGTTTAAAAGTTTAAGCACCTTCTGCACCGAAGCCATTTGCTTGATATGAAAATGTGCGGTCAATAGCTGCATTAGAACTATCTTTAAAAGTAATGGTGAAGCCTGTACGACTTTCACTACTAATTACATAATAGTCGCCTGTAGCCATATTACTAGCAGTTATACCAATTTTAGGAGTTTGATAAAAGGCTTTGTTAAAAGTTATCACTTTCGCACCAGCACCGCTAGTTGTGGAATCACTTTCAGTTCTATTTTCAAATTGTATTGTATAACCTAATTCATCAACTAAAGGTGTTTGATCTGTAAAGTTTGTTGTTAAATCTGCCTTAAATTGAAAAACCCTACCTGTAAATCTTCCGTTTTCCAAAGGTACAAACTCATCATAAACTTGCGAATCTTCCTGACTAAATTTATTTCCATCTTCAAGCAAAATAAATTCACTATTTTCATCTTCTATCTCATCATCACTTGGTGCATCATTACTCTTTCTAAAAGAAATCACACAGTTTGTCTCATCAGGTAAAGCACCATCAAAATCCGTCCAAGTATCAATATTTGCAAAATGTAAATCTATTGTGTCGTTTGGATATAAACCCCTGGTTTTTAAAACTCTTTTTAATTCAATAGTGAATATCCCACCAAGATCAACTTTATCTTTAAAAAAATAAGTGCCAGTTTTAAATAACTCGCCACCAAAATCAATACTTCCTAAATAACCTTCTTCAAAATCTACCTTGTCATCAATTAAATCTTTATTATTTAAAACTAAAGCATCATATTGCGAAGAATAAAAAACATCATTTTTTTGGCCCTGAAATTCTGGTGATGTTGTATCTTCTCTAACGGTAGAATGTAATAGTTTTGGTAAATCATCTGGCAAATTTATAATTGCAGTTCCAGCATTGACCGACTTTACATTATTTGTATTTTTAAATTTAACTAAATATGTGCCATTCATTAAAGGCAGTATTACATAATCAGTATTTGCCTGTACCTCTCTTAAAAAGGTTGACTCAGGCCATAACGCAGTGCCATCTGTAAGTTGTGAATGTCTAATTACAGCAACCAACTCATTTCTATTTCCAGTAAAATCATCAGGAATTTTCCATTTAAATATTACTTCATTTTTTGTGGTGGCTTGTATAGTTGGCATAGCTATTCTGGATCGGGTGGAACATCAGCAGTAGTTTCAACTGAACCAGTAGAACTGTTAGTTGCTGAAGCCGTGACCACTTTCTCTATCTCAAGAGGGTCAGAAACTTTTGTTGGATCATAGCCAACAGAAGCTACGGATAACTTTGCAGTTTGACCTTCTTCTAAACCGTCATACTCAAAAGTGGTTGCAGTATAATCTGTCAAAATAGTTTTTACATCGTCATTTACTGAAAATTCTAAATTAAATTTAACAACTTGAGCATTTGTTCCACGACTCCACTGAAATAGACCTCTAGTAACAGTATTATTATTAATTTTTACGTCTAAAAAAGTCACAACTCCATCAATAGGTTTTCTGGGTCTATCATCAAAAGTAGTTATTGATCTGTCATCTACCTCTAAATCAGTTGGTTTTCCTGTTGTATCGTCAGCAGCATCATAAATACTGTCATTATGCTGTACTCCTGTGATTGTATAAGTTCCATTATTATTATCTTTAATATCAATACATCTAAATTTTTGTTTTTGTACATTATCTGTTGATATTACATAAACTGATTGAGCTAAAGGTGCAGAAGTGAAAGCTGATGAAACAGTAATAGTCGTACCAGAGCTACTATCAATGTCTTTTGTTTCTAAAGTTCCGTCAGATAAAATACAACTTAATTTTTTATTGTCACCACTTGGAAGTTGAACGGTTTGATCTGTTGTTATTACAGTTGTTGTCGCACTACTCACTCTCCCACCTGTTCTCTGACCTGCTCTCATGAGATCAGCAATCGCAAATACTTGACTCGGTAAAACAAAAAGACCATCTAAACCAGTGCTAAAAGTAACAATTTCAGCATCTAATTCTTCAGCTTTTAACATATATTGACCCATTCTTTGTGCTTGATATTTAGAGGTACAACCAAAAGCCACTATTTCTTTTTCCTGCACTCCAAATTTATCAATTAAAGATTGATCTTTAACTACAATTTGGTCAACTTTATAGTTATTATCTGGATCGTTATAATTTACTCTAATTTTTGTTGATCTAGTTTTTACTGACGTTCCAGAATAGGAAAATACTCCATCTATAACATTTGAATTATTGTAAATATGAACAGGGTCAATGTCAGGTGCATTTGGCCCACCTAAATTTCCATGATCTGCCCCTACATTAACTGTATTTGATGCCCAATAAGTTATACCTCTGAATGTACTTGCTAGATGTTGCAGTAATTTGTAAGCAGAAACTTGATCTCCTATAACAGTATTAACAGCAAATCTTGGTTCTTCACCATCTGGTGTTTTTACCAATTCATTGCAGTATTTGGCAATAGGATACAAATCAACAAGACTGATATTATCTAAGCTTACAAAATCACCCGCCCCATAAGTTGTGTTGGTCAACATATCTAGAAAAATACACACAGGGCAAGTAGTCCAAACAAGAGAATCAACCAAATTTCCATTTTCATCTGTAGTTTGTTTGAAATTACCATCAAATTCTCCTGTAAAAGTTAATCTGCCATCATCTTCAGCATTAGAGTTTGAAAATATTCGTACTTTTTTTCCCTTTATTAAATAACTTCTTCTTGGTAACTGTGGAAATGCTTCACTTGTAAACTGTAAACCTACACAAGCTGTATTTTTGAAATTATCTGATGACGAAGTTTTTAATAAAAAAGAAGTACAAACTAATCTATTTGCTCTTTTACCTCCCAACGGTGTATTTTCTGGTAATGTTTTAAACTTATTTTTTTTAATTTCATAATCGTTTTCTCCGTCTGTAATTTTTTGAATTTTTACAATATAAGGTGGGTCGCCAGTTAATTTTATATTTCCAGTTTTAAATTGATAATTTGATGTTGAAATGCCCTCAATTGTTTTTAGAATTTTCTTTTTAAAACTTTTTCCCTTAGATCTTACAGAGATTCTATATGTTATTTTTGCCGAAAATAACTGACCATTTGCAATACCTTCTACAGCTTGACAAAATAAAGATGGAATTGTAAATATTATTTGTAACTGGTCAGCATCAGCATCAATTATTTTTTTTAAAATTGTACCTTTTCCATAATCTCTACTTTTAACTGTATTTTTTGTAGTTAAAGTTTCTGAATAGTTTGATCCAACTTCTTCATCAATACTTATAATTTCAGTTTTTCTGGCTGCTTGAAAATCTTGTAAAACCTCTTGATTATCAGAACCAGTTCTTAAAAAAACATCTACATCTTCTTTGTTAAAATTTTCTTTCCCAGAAAGTTTAGCAGGTTGGTCATTTAATAAAACAGAATCAGATAAATTATTTTTATTTAATGGTTTTGCAAAACCTTCTATAGGACCTTCACATAAAAGGTCTAAAATTTTTATAGTTGAAGTTGATCTTAATGACATACTTTATGATAGCTGATAACCGAGTTGTTCAACTTTAAATGTACACTCATTTTCTATTATTGATTTATCAATTATTTTAATAAACACTTTATAACGACTTTTATCTGGAACATGAGAGTAAGGAAGTTTGACAATAAATAATCTTTTATGTGCGTTAGATGGATTCATAAGACCTTGAATCGTCATTTGATGTTTACCCACTAAAGTATTGTCACTCTGCTCTTTTACTATTACTTGAAAAGTTAAAAACCCATCAATTTTTGTAGAATTTTTATCAGCTATCCGATCAATAAGACCTTTTATAGAAAAAGCAATACAAAATAATTTTGTTCCATTTTTACTACTTGTAAATTTATCGCCTCTTATAGACGCTAAATCACCTTTAACTAAAGCACTTGTTGTTATATGTTGCAAATTTTCTGTAAAATTTAAAGTTTTAGTATTATTACCAGAATATTTTTTACTACCTTTTTTCCCTCTTTTTATCTTGGATCTATTAGGTGGGTGTATGTGTTTTGCCATTAATCCTCCGCAATCACTAAAATCTTTTTTTGTTTTATCTCCGTTTATAGTAAAAGTGTCGACTCCTGGCTCTCTAAAAAACTTTTTCTTGCTTTTGTCGTCTTCTCCATCAGGTTCAATTTGTGCTCCAATTACTAAACTACCAGCTAAGACTTTTCCGTAGGCAACAGGAATCGTTTTTCCTAAACCAGATGAATTTGTCGCACCAGTATAGGCAAAAGTTTGTGTGCCATCAGCACCTTTTGATAAGGAAGCTGGTCCACTTGTAAAGTTAGTGAAAGCACCTTCGGTATCCGGAATCGAAGAAAGTGTTGGTTGTGGTGTAATCAATCCTGTAATACCATTTAAAATCAAAAAACCACCAAATTGTGCTGCTGCCTTTGTAAATAATAATGCTTTAGCTCCTTCTTGAAATGTTGTTCCAAGAAATTTAGTACCAAAACCTGCACCAAAACCTCCTGTTGCAAAAACAAGACCTACACCAAGTGCAATTTTACCTACATCACCACTACCACTAATGACAGGAGTAACAACTAAATCATGTGAACCTAACGGTAAAAATAAATCTGATAATTCTAAATCAATATCTACCTGTTGAACTTTATAAAAAATACCTTGTTCATGCGAAGTTGCTAAATCTTTTGCAAATTCTGGGTTGTTTATACATAAAAGCTTTATAGCTTCTGCTGGTGTTTTTAAATTATGGTAAATA